AACAATCAAGTATGCTGAGCATATGGACATGTATATAGTGGTTGCTGCTGTGACAACATTCTATTATATGAGAAACAAGAAATGGATGTGTGGCTCCACTACTTGCTGTAGCAGCATGCCTTGTTCTTATGAATGCGGATTGATGTGGTCTAACAAAACAAAGTTGTTTAGGAGTAGAAAAATGTTTGAGGTCAAGAAAGGCAATTTTTTAGAATTTTGTATCGGTGAGTTGGCAATTCCCATGGTAGATTCACCAATGCAAGCTTTTTTCTTCCCAGTTGTTGCTACTAGTAGTGATTTTAAGAAGGCAGGAATTTCGATTGGAACTCTAGAAATTGCACACCCAGAAGATACAGACATTGGAGATTTTGGTAAGCATGTATCACCAGAGTGGGCAAAAGAGAATTACATTCGAGGAGATTCACCATCTACTAAGATAATGATGTTGACACTAACAACGGTTTGGAATGCAGTGGGTGGCGTGTTTGACGATACAGAACGATTGCTGATGCATGTGAACAAAGGTAATGCAGAATGGTCTGTTGCTGCAATGATATTGATAAAACGCAGCTTACATCCAGCCATATCACAAATGATGTTCGAAAGCGGTTGGTACCATCAACCGTTGCGTGAGTGGAAAGGGTTGACTAGCGAATGGTTAAATGCTGTGAAGCGCTGTCCATTGGTGATAGGTTATGATGAAGTGGATGAACCCAGTTGGTTAATGCTTAGGAAGTTGAATGATGTTACTGCAAGAGACATTGTTGATGCAGATTTTGCTGGAGATATAAAGAAGAGAGATCACGATATACCAATACACTTCATAATTAATGAAATGGGCAAGAAAGACAGAGAAGGTTGGTTGGTTAGTATATATGATGAAAGTGTTGTGTTTGCAGACCAAGCTGTGTTAGAAACACAAGCTAAGAGTTATTTGTATGACATGCAAGGGTATTGGGATACACGACGGGCTTGGGCACCAAGTGGATCTACATCATTGAGACATTATGCTGATAATTCGTTGGATAAGATCGAAGACTTGGATAAGATGGCTCGACCAAACAAGAAAACCATAGTAGAAGAGTTACCAGACAATTTTTTAGAACGAGCATTATCAATGGAACCATTAGCTACAGCTAGAGGATCAACCAAACACGAAAAAGGAAATAAGAACAGGCCACTATGGGCAGCTGATGATTATTGTTATGCTGTTGAAAGTTTCTCAAGCGTGCATATAGAGAAGAATATGAATTTCGATGGGGTGAAGGCAAAGCAAACACCAGATGATGTATGCTCATGGATAGTTGCTTCAGAGAGTAATAGTGATGATAGACACTTGTGGTTTTCTTTGGACTACTCTGACTACAACACAACTGAAGAACAAGATTCATTGTGGTGCTTAGATTATGCAATGGCACAAGCTTGGAAGAAATATGGTGGCGGCACAAAGGTTAGTAGAGACAAGGAAGCAGCTGCATTGTGGGTTGGTCTGAGTCATAGTAACAAGTGGACAAGACTTGGTGAAGAAATGACCCGTGTTACGTCTGGTTTGTATTCTGGATCAAGAGATACTGCTCGTAATAACACAGCGGAGCACAAGCTTTATGCTACCATAAACCTCA